CGACCAGCGCGCATCAGTGAGCTTGTCCAGCATGCGACGCTCCATGTTCATGGCGGCGTTCTTGGCAAGCTCGTTCATGCGCTTGGTGACCGTGTCGTACAACTCCTTCATCCGAGCATTGATTGCTCGCGGGTCAATCGCCATGCCTTGCTGGGACACGGCGTCAGCTTCCATGACGACGGTCTCGATGATTCCCTCGCGCATTTCGCTGGGCAGCGAAGGCTCAGCAGTGGGCTGCAGGCTCCAGCTTGATCCGGTGCCCGACAACAGCACGTCTTTAATCCATGACTCGGCTGCGCGACACTTGATGTCCGTGAGCATCATGTAGATGTCTGAGCCACCAGTCTGGCGAATCAGTGCGAGCTTGTCGGGGTCATACTCACCACGGCGCTGGCGCTCGCAGCGAAGCAGGCGCTCGGTGATGTCAGCTTTGGCAGACTTGGCTTCGGTGTAGCAGCGGTCGATGTAGGCGCTCAGGGAGAGAACAGCAGGTTCCTCCTTGATCTGCTCCTTCTCGACGTCGCGCCGCAACCTCAGTGATTCAAGTGCCATGTCGATTCCTTAGACCCAACCGGCAGCTACCGGGTGGTTGTGTACTGTTTTTGAGCGAATAGGGTTCATCTCGGACCTCATCTGGAGACACCCGTACTGAAGGGCGTCGTGTATGTGTGAAAACTTGTCCTTCACCGGACGGTCTTTGAACCGCGCAGAGCCAGAGACTCGAAGTCGCTCGTAGCGGTAGCCGCCGTTGAACCCTTTCCTCAGCATCTTGCAAGAGGGGTCTAGGACAAACCCAGGCTCTCCGCCGGACATCCGCTGCAGGAAGTAAGCAACGGACTCGCGTCGAGCCACAAATTCATTGGTCGGAGCGGGCTCACAAAGGATGCCAAGCTCCATCAGTTCCTGCATGCAGGTCTTCTCATCGGTCTGGCTGCGCATGTTCCCAGCGGGGTCGCCAACAGCCTCGACGCGATGCTTCGAGTACTCGCCTCTGATCACCGGGCGGACAACCTCGGAGTAGAACTGCCGGATGCCCATGTCCTCGGAGACCAACTCCTTGAGGACCAACAGCTGTCCGCGACTGTTCATCTGCAGGAAAGCGCAGGCTGGGGTCAGACCAAAGTCAAACGACAGCAAGATTGGCATCCCTTGGATCGGCGTGATCGCCATCTCCGATAGGTGGACCCTTTCGTTCCACTCCGGATAGACAGGCTTGCCATCCATCGTGGTGCCGTACTGCCCCAGCAGGAACACCCTGATCCAGTCTTCGTTCTTGCCGTACAGCTGGTTCAGGTAGTACTGATACCCGAGGCTGTGGTTCTGGATGTTCTCAGCCTGCGGGTTCGGCACGTACTGTTGGTACGTGGGCGACTTGGGGTCCATGTCCTGGATCAAGCCACCTGGCTGCTTGAAGAACCGGAAGATTTCCGGGCGCTCTTCTTCAGCCAGCTTGTACCACCAGGAGTCATCGTCAGGCGGGTTGGTGTCCATGATCACACCAGTCCAGCTGGGACCGCCGTTGCGCTTGGAGGGGAAGCGACCGACACGCTGAGTCAGCATGTCCAGAACCGCCTTCTCCATCTCGCTGGCTTCGTTCATCCAGCCGCCGGTCAACTCCAAGGACCTCAGCTTGCCGACATCTTCAGGGCGATCCAACGCCATGAAGATGACCTCAAGCTCAAGTCCCGTTCCGTCCCCGATGTCGGAGATGTTGATGTTCGACGTGATGGGCGTGTCCCACTTCATCGTCGCCAAGTCCTGATACCAGTCCATCCACGTCTTGATCGTGGTCGACTTCAGTTCAGGGTATGTGTTTCTGCAGATCGCCCAGCGTGAGCGCCTCACACCATCAGGTCCAGGCATTTGCTCCAGGGCTCGGGACAGAACCTCGAAGCAGCATGCAGTCGACTTGCCCGATCCGACAGGACCCATCAGACCGCGCACGAACGAGTTGTCTTGATGGAAGGCTTCAGTTATCGGACCAGGGGCTTGGTAGTTGACGTTCATCAGGTGGTATTACCTTTGGCGGTTTTCGTTTGATCCGCTCAAGTTGTTGTGCAGCCCGCATCTGAGCGCAGGCTTGAGTGATCCACTCGAAGATGTTCCCGTCGGTCTTGGGGTCGTAGACCGGGTGCTTCGGGGTTACATCAACTGGACCTCGGCGGACCTGCGTTTGACCAGACCGGGGAGAACCTTCCCGCCGCCACGGGTCCAGAGCATCAGCTGTTCCTTCGCCCCTTCCCAATCCTTCGCGATGATCTTTCGCTTCAGGGTGGACGTCTGCAGCCTCCCGACGCCCAGGTTGTAGGCGAAGTCCACTATCGCTGCCAGACGACCCGGCTTTTCTTGCAGCAGATTTGGGCATTGACGGAGGACTCCAGGAAGGTATGTGTGATTCAGTTCGAACAGCAACAGCTGTTCAGCGCGCTCCTTGCTCATTGGCGGGTGCGTGAGTTCGACCTTGTTGCCGTTCTCGTAGTACGTGCTGCCGTACCCAATGGTTGCGACACCAGCTGGGCACAAGTACGGCTTTGACCGGAACCCCTCAAACAACTTGCAGAGGTCGGCAGCGATTTGCACTGCCTCCTGCATCAGAGTCCTCGCTTGGCAAGGGTCCGGTCAAGGAACCAGTAGTTGATGGTCCCGGAGATCAGGGCGCTCATATCAGCGGTCATCATGGTCTTGAACACCACATCAGGAGGTGCGCCGTTGATCCAGGCGTTCCAGGCAAACCAGACGTGGATGAACGACCAGATGAACAGCACCCAGTACGTGACTACAGGGCGGACGCTGGCAGACAGAGAAGCCACCCAGCCACCAGCTGCCTTGACCATCTCGGTCTGCTGGTTGATCGCCGCATTGAACGCAGCCATCGCGCCTACGTCCACAGCTGCTTCGCGCTGGGCTCCGATCTCGGCAAGCTTCTGCGCGCCTCTCTGGGCTTCCAGGTCGCACTGGCGCTGGAACATCAGCAGTTCATGGGCGCGCTCGTTCTTCTTGTCCAGCCACTTCAAGACTTCAGGGGCGAGGCGGAAGATGCCGCCAAAGATCGACCCCAGCAAACCACCACTCAGCAGATCAAGCATTCTTGTCCTCCTTCTTCTCGCAAGCTTTGGTGATGGCTTCCTTGCCTTTGATGGCAAGCAAGGTGCCCAAGCTTCCGAGGATGTACTTGCTCATGTCGCTCAACAGGAAGAAAAACTGCTTGTCTGCAGGAGCGATCCCATTCATGGGCTGCGGGACAAACACGATGCTGAACATCGACAAGACCACCATCACCAGTACGGTGAGGCAGAAGGTCGTGGCGATCATCAGCTTGATCTTCGACTCAACAGATTCGTTATCCCATTTCATCGCACTTCCCCTTTCGGCTCACCCTTCATGTCCTCTGGTTTGAGAAGCTGGTCGGGGCATTCCTGGGTAATGGCGCAAACGGGACGCTTGCAGTCCTCGCGCTCCCAGTTCTTGGGGTTCATGCACGGGTAGCGGTAGTACTCGGGTGCGTCACACCCAGCCAGCAGCAAGACGAAGATCAAAATCCGCATGTCTTGATCCTCGCGCAGTGAACGATCCCGTAGGTCACAGCAACTGCCGCACCGCCAAGCGCCACAAAGGCGATGACGGCAAGCACGATGTTGTCGATCAGCTGGGAGAGCTTTCGCTTCCTCTGTCGCTCAGCCTCTGCGCTGCGGCGCAGTTCATCCCTGTCCTCCTGGTCCATCGCCTTGGCTCGCGCCGCGATAGCCTCCCAGGTGTCGGCGTGACCGCTGTAATAAAACAGTTCCTTGAGGTCTCGCTCGAAGTCAGCCTGCTGCTTGAGGGCAAGCTCGATCTCAATGGCTTTGCCCATGTTCGAGCCGCCCTGCTTCTTCGCCTCCCTGACCGCTTTGGTAGCGGTGTGCTTGGCATCAAAGTACTTGCCGAGCAGCGGTCCCAGGCTTCTGACGTCGTCGATGGTCGCCGACGCCTTCTTGATCATTGATACGGCGGTTGATACCGCCGCCATCGCGGTAAACGGGTCTATCACGGTGTCCTCCCTGAAGGTAATACCAACAGACAGCACACCCAATTGGGACTTCTAGTGCCGCCCCTCCTCTCTATTTGTGAAATTCATCTCATTGCAGCTTGGCTTGCTCGGCTGCGCGGTCAAACGACTCGATCAACACGGCTGCAAGCAGCTGCAAATCCTTACCGGAGCCCATCTTTCGCAGGTCCACATCAACTTCAAAGCGGTGAACGGCGCCATACAGGCTCACAAGACCGGAAATCGTGACCAGGAAGGGGGCAATCGCCTCAGCCTCCGGGCTTTTGTAGCCCACATCCACGTATTTCAGGGGCTCAAACTGCCTCAAGTAGCCCTCAAGTTCACGATCAACCATCCAACTCCTCCAATTTCTGTGCGCTTTAAGGCGGATATGCACAAAATTTTGCGAAAAACGAACATGTACCCCTCCCCAGGGGGGCGTCTTGGTCCGCATGGGGGTGCCAAAGTTATCGTCAGGCGATAAACCGGCTAACTTCGCTACAAAAAGGCGCCCAGTGCGTGTGGGGATGGGTATGTGGTGGGTCCCAACCCCGCCGCCTCGCGCGCTCGCGGGTCCGCGCGGGGGTGCCCGCGACTCCGCGCACGACAACGCGCGCGTTTACGCCCTGTCCGACAGCTGTTGCCGCTGTTCAGCCTGGGAGCAGAGGACCGGACTCAGTGCCCGGTCGACTCCCTAGCACTGGCGCGGGGTTGCAGTCGATTGTGGGCGGCTGACTGTGGGTAGAGCGGATGCCAATGTTGAAGATGACGTTCGTCTTGGCGGTGTCGCCCTGGTAATCGCCCCACTTCGTCGGCTTGAGCTTGCTGGCAACCCACTTGCGGGCGTCCACGCGCAGCCGTGCTGCCTGGATTTCCTCCATGCTGCCAGTGGCGGCTTCGTCGGCGATGTCGACGATCTCATCAGCCAGGGAATCGGCGCGGTCGTCGTGTGCGCGCGCGTACCGCTCCCGGAAGTCCTTCCTTTCCCGTAACCACCGATAGACAGTGTCGAGCCCTCGATGCTCCAGTCTGCAGTAGCTGCGCAGTGATCTCCCCTCTGCGATCCAGGCGCAGATGCGATCTGCCTCTTCGTCTGTGTATTCGCTTGGTCTGCCCATGACAGCTGTTTGGGTGCTGTTCTCTCCCCCTACGCTTTGCACAGCTGTTGCCTGCTGTTGTGCCAGCTGTAGCTGCTCATGGGCGTTTTTCTCAGCCAGGGCGACTTCCTGCAGCGCCTGATCCCTTGCTGCGTCCTTTTGCTGGCGCTTCTTCTCTGCCGCCTTCTTCCTGGCAGCTTCGCGCTCTTGGTGTTCTTGCTCTTCGTTCATGGTCAAAGCCCGTTCTCAGCCCAGGCGGCGTCTGACTCTGCTGGGGCGTTTGCATTGAGGAATGCCAGGGCGTACACCAGGACGTGCGCAATGCCGAATGCGTACATGGTGAACTCGATCATCTGTACCTCGCGGTCTTGGCGGCGATCTTCTGGGGCTGGGCGACGAACTGCTTGCCCTTGGCTTTCCCTTCCCTCTTCGCCTTTGTCGTCGCGGCGTACTCGGCGGGCGTCAATGCTTTGATCGCCTTCTCTGGCAGGTAGCGCTCGCCCGTCTGGCTGCTTGGCTTGCCGGACTTGGTGCGCCACTTCTGCTCTGTCCAGTCCTTCAGGCTCTTCTGGGGCGCTTTCACTTGTAGCCCCCGCCCTTTTCCTTGTACTGCTTTACCAGCAGTTGCGCCTTGCGGGCGCTCCACTGCCCTGCGGCGGTCCCCTGAACAGCCTGCGCCTTGATCTTGTTGAACAGCTGTTTGCGCATCTCGGGCTTGGTGTAGTTCCCGGCGGCGTTCACGGTCGACTTCTTCACGGCTTGATCTTCGCTGCCAGCGCCTCAAGGGCTGCTGCAATGGAAGCGCGGATGATCGTCAGCCAGCCCTTCACGGGTTAGCCGCCCTTCATGCACTTGCCAGCCTTGGCGCAGGCGGCGGCGTTCTTGCAGCCAGAGCAGGGCTTGAACTTGCCAATGGGACCGCCCTTTGCGTACCCCTTGACGGCTTTCACTGGGACCTTCACTGCTTTCTTCATGGTTTCACTCCTTGTTTCACTCTTGATGTTGCGAATAAACAACTGTTCGACATCTGTTGAATACCGTTTGGTATTGACATGCAGCAATACCGAACGATAAGATTCGGGTGTCGGTGATGTTCTTTGTGTCTGTTGTCCCCGCCACCGACGCGACTGGGGACTGGGTTCCAGGCGACCGAGCAATGTCCTGGTGGGCGAGAGTCGGTTTGGTCCCGGCAAGACGCCAGAGACGGTGAGCTAACCCGACCGTAAAGAGCGCTAGACCAGCCCGCCGGAAATCCCACCGTCCCAGCCGATCTTCTGACCCGGCTGCAACAGGGTTTCAGACCTTGCCCACCGTGGTGGGTAAGTGCGGACGCCCTGTCCTACCGAGCGTTGGCGGTTCCCAGCGCATGAAAGGCTCTCAATGCTTTCCTTCCTGCTGGTTCTGATGTCCGTCTTCACGGCTCTGGTGCTGTTCAGCGCCGCTGCCGCCGCCCTCTGCCCCTCTTACGTCAAGGAGTGAACATGACCACTGCAATCGACCTGTCCGGCTTCTACGGGACCGACAACTACTACCGCCACCCCTTCACCCGCTCGGTCTACACCGACGGCGTCAAGTACTTCGCCGAGCAGGCGGGTGCCTACTGGTTCCTGGACATCGTCCTGACCGAGTGGGACGCCCTGGTGCGCCGCGAGGGGTTCCTGACCATTGAACTGAAGGTCAGCCGCAACAGCGCGGTGATCGAGGTCTCGGACGGCAACGGCTCTTACACCAAGCCGCGTCTGGTGGACTTCACCGACTGCCCGGACGGTGACTACCGCTTCTTCTTCGTCGCAGGCGAGCCCTGCGTTCTCATGCTTGCATCGGAGTACTGAACATGGAATGCGTCGTCCACATTCGCGAGGTCTACGGTCGCCCGACCGTCTACCCCGTCAACGAAACCGCCAAGCTGCTCGCCCAGCTTGCTGGCACCAAGACCTTCACGCCCCAGGCGCTGGCGACTATTGCCAACCTGGGCTACAGCGTGACGCTGTCCTCTGCCTACGCCGACCTGCAGGCGGCACTGGAGGCGCGATGAACGCCGCCCAGTCGATCACCCGCATTTTGCGTCGCCGCGAACAATACCGTTTGCTGCGTTTCATTGCTGAACAGCTGTTTACGGCTGTCCAGTTCGTTCTCGCCGCAGCGCTGATCTACGCGCTGCTGGTTCTTGGTCTAGCCCTTTGATTGGAGGTCATCATGGAAATTCAGCATCTCTCGAAGCCGCAACTCAACGAAGTCCTGCGCCGGGTCACCGGCAAGGGGCGAGACATGGCTCGCAACTCCAAGGAGGATTACCTCGACGCCCTGGCGTCGTGTTCCGCCGAGTCGGTCACCAGCGCGGTCCAGTCCCTGGGGCTGATCGCTGGCTCCTGGGCGGTCCAGGCTGCTGCTCCCGCGCCAGCTGTTGAACAGCTGCCCGAGATCAAGCCGGTCCGGGTCGCAACCCTGGGTCAGATTTTCGGAGTCCGGGGCAAGCTTGCCTCGACCGAGATCGAGGTCTGGAATGACCCGGCTGCTCCGACCCTGGACCCGCTCTACAAGTTCGACATCGACGCCCTGCACTCCGCTGCAGTCGCGATCAAGCGCGGTCGCAACGTCTGGCTGGCTGGTCCTGCTGGCACTGGCAAGACCGAGTTCGTCAAGAACCTCTGCGCGGGTCTCGGTCGCGCCTTCATCCGGATCAGCTTCGACTCCGGCGCTGAGCGCTATGAGTTCATCGGCGGCGAGCGCGTCAAGAACGGCTCCACCGTCTACCAGGAAGGCGTCGTGCTTCGCGGCATGCAGCGCCCTGGTGCGGTGATCCTGCTCGATGAGGTCAGCTTCGCCCGCCCCGAGTACCTCTCAGCCCTCCACGCTCCCCTAGAGCCGGACGGTGCTGTCACGGTGCCCGAGACCGGGCAGGTGATCCGCAAGGCTCCCGGCGTCTGCTTCTTCGCTGCCGACAACTCGAACGGTCGCGGCGACTTCTCTGGCATGTACGTCGGCATTCGCGAGCAGAACGTTGCGTTCGTCAACCGCTTCGCCAAGACCCTGGTCTTCAGCTACCTGAAGCCCGAGCTTGAGTCGAAGGTGATTGCCGCGCGCTCTGGCTGCACCGTCGAGCTTGCGGAGGTGATCGTCAGCTTCCTCACCGTCTGCCGTCAGGCTGGCGATCAGGCTCAGCTTGATCACATTCCGACCCTGCGCGAGGCGTTCTACCTCGCCGAGGGGCTGACCGACGGTCAGGAGTACCGCAAGGCGTTCGAGGAGACGATGGTCAACCGCGCCTCTCCCGAGTCTGCAGAGGTCCTGCAGCAACTCTGGAAGGCGAACGTCTCGGACGTTGCCATCGAACGGGCTCTCAACCCGCAGAAGTACAGCAACGCCCCTGCTGCCGACCCCGGCTGGTCGAACATGACCAGCGACGGCGAAATGTCACTGGCTGCTTAACCTGGAGGTCAACATGGCAAATCAAATCATTGGCGCTCGCGTCAAAGCTGCAGCGCTTGTCCACGCCCAGAAGCAACTGGGCAACCTGGGCTTCCGGTTCAAGTCCGGCGCTGGCTCCGCAACCTTCCACGGCGAGACTGCCTACGCCGCCTGGGAGGCTGGCGCTGGCGACTGGGTTGGCGCTTTCCGCATCAACTACCCAGAGATGCCCGACAACGCCCTGGTCAGCCGCCGCGAGGCGGACCTGATCAGCGCTTACACGCTGCATGAGATCGGGCACGTCGCCTACACCGAGGCGAAGGTCACCAGCGGCAAAGCTGCGCTTGTCCACTACCTGTACAACGGGATCGAGGACGGGCGCATCGAGCATGCGGTCATTGCCAGCGGCAAGGCTCGCGGTGCGCGGTCGATGTTCAAACGCCTGATGTCGAAGTTCACCAGCAAGATCGTTGCTGGCGGCGACTTCAACCCGGCGTCAATCAACAGCGCCCCCTTCGCCCTGGCTCTGGTCTCACGCGCCGCCCTGGGCGATGGCAACGGGTTCGCGAAACAGCTGTTGTCTCGCATCCCGGAGCCGTACCAGTCGCTCTACGCAGCCGTTGCGGATGGCATCAAGTCTGCCCCGCTCGACCGCTCTGGCTCTGCCGTCTCGCTCAGTCTGGCTCAGCAGTTCCTGGACGGCTGGCTGCGCATCAACCCGGACGCCCTCAACCGCCCAGCCGCTCCCCCTCCCCTGGGTGAGCCCCAGGATGGCGAAGGCATCTCGATGCCGGGTGGCGAGGGCGATCAGGACGGCGACCCCGCTGAGGGTGCCCTGCCTGACCAGCAGGAGGAGGAACAGCTGTCCGACAGAGACGGTCCCAGCGGTCACTGGTCGCCGCCTGATCGCGACCTTTTCGACGCCGACAACTACGGCGACGGATTCGATGACAGCGATGAACAGCTGTCTCCCGAGGAGCAAGCCGCAGCCGAGGCTGACACCAAGGAGCGCGACGAACTTGCGGAGCAGATGGCTGGCGCTGCCGAGGCGGCACCAGAGGCTGACGACAGCATTCTCAGCGCCCTGCCGGAGTCCGACTCGGACGACGACGAAGGCGGTGACAGTGTTGGCGAGCCGTTCCAAGCTCTGGATCATCCGGACCACTTCGATGAGGGCAAGGTCATCAAGCCCGAGCCCGAGGTCGACGATGTCTTCAAGTCGATTCGCGAACGCACCCGCGATGCGGTCACGCTCCGGTCTGTCCCGGTTGCCAACCGCAGCGAGATGCGCAAGTGGAGCAAGCTGCAGGACTTGACTGACAAGACCCGCAAGTCGCACCTCAAGAAGCTCAACCGCCACGCGATGCCTGCTCTCAAGGCTCAGCTGTACCGGGTCCTCAAGGCTCCGGAGCGCTGCGGCTGGGACAGCGGCGCGATGGGTGGTCGCTTCGACGGCAAGCGCGCACCGCGCATGCTGGCTGGCAGCGAACAGGTCTTCAAGCGCCGCTGGCTTGCCGAGGGCATCGACACCGCCGTGTCGGTTGTCATCGACCTGTCCGGCTCAATGCAGGGCAGCACCATCGACTCTGCAGTCGACCTTGCCTGGACTATTGCCCAGGCTTGCGAAGGCGCTCGCGCTGACGTCGAGGTTGTCGGGTTCCAGAACGCAAGGTATCCGGTCTACACGGGCGGTTACGACATGCGCGGCGAGTGGCACTCGGCTCAAGGCAGCAGCGACTGCACCTTGGTGGTCGCCAAGCGGTTCGCTGACCGCTGCGAGTCGGTCGCCCACCACTTCCAGGTGTTGAAGCGACTGCCTGACCTGGGCACCCCTGACTATGAGGCATGCAAGACGGTTGTCGAACAGCTGTCCGAGATGCCGCACAAGCGCAAGGTTGTGATCATGGTCACCGACGGCTGCGGAGACGTTGCCGACATGCACCGCCTGGGCGAGGGAGCCTGGAAGCTGTACGGCGTAGACGTGATTGGCTTTGGCATCTACGTCGACGCTCGGCAGTTCGCTCGCGCCTACCCGGTCGGCTCTCCGGTCAGCCTGGACTCGCTCCACAAGACGGGTCTCAAGGGCGTCGTCAAGCAGCTGGAGTCGCGCGATCAGCGCCGCGTCATCTAACCCTGGGGGCTCGCGCCCCCTTCAACAACTGTTCAACAAGGAGCAACAGCATGACCATTCAGTCACTCAGTGATCCCTCCGTTCACGTCGACATGTCGCGTGACTCAGACCTACAGATGCTGCGATTCATTCACGACGAACGTGGTGGACCACGATCTGCTTATGCCTGGGCTATCGGGCGCATCCCGCAGCCCAACCCAATCAATCGGTACATGGGCGACCAGTTCTTCACCGCCGACCTGGACACCCAGAAGGTGGAGGACTTCATCATCGCCTTCTACACCGCATACAACGCCCGCTTCGGGCTCACCTATTGAGGAGCCAGCATGAAGATCGATGAACTTGCCCTAGTCATTGCCGAGCGCGCTCACCGCGAGGCTGTCAGGGCTGACGGCGTCACGCCGTACATTGCCCACCCGATGGTGGTTGCCGCTGTTGTCCGCGCTGCAGGTGGAAACGAAACAGCTGTCGCTGCAGCCCTGCTGCATGACGTGATCGAGGACACCCCGACCAAGCCTTCGGAACTCATCGAGCTTGTCGGCGAGGAGGTCGCAGACCTTGTGGTCGAGTTGACCTTCCCAGCCAACATGCCCGACCGCAGGCGGCGGATGATCGAGAGAGTCCCCTCGATGAGCCCAGCGGCTAGGCTGATCAAGCTTGCCGACATTTACTGCAACCTCTCGGACCTGCCCAGGGCAGGGTGGGAGGCAGACAAGGTGGCTCGGTATTACCGGCACCTGCTGGCTATGCGTGTGGCTTTGGCTGGAACCCACCCCGTGCTTGAACGGGCGTTCGACGATGTCGCCGAGAAGTTCCCTGTCGCGTAGTCCTGCTTGATATTGCCCTCGGGGAATTTCCTGGGGGCTGTTTCACTATAAGCAGGACCTACGGAATTGGATTTGTTGGATAGTCCTTCTGCCGATTATGCACATTTACAACCCCCGGCGCAACAGCTGTTATGGCTGTTGCTCTGGGGGTTTTTCCGTATCTACGTTTGCAGGTATCCGGAGCAATTGCGCCCTGCCTGCAGCAATCTCGCTTTCAACGAAGGCGACCATATCCTCCATCTGTTTCACGGTGCTGTTGTCCAGCTGTTCGTCGTGAACAGCGAGCGCTGTTGCGATGGCGTTCATCTCAGCACCGCTGCACCCATATCGCTTGTGCTTGGCGGCTCTCTCAACCATCGCCTCGACTGCAAGCTGAGCTTGTCTGATCTCGGGCATGAACTCAGTGCCGAGACCGTGACGCGCATAGGCTTCAGAGATGTTGAAGCAGGCAATGAGTATGTCGACCTCATGCTTGCCCGCTCTGCCCTTCTTGATTGAATCAAGCGCTGCGTAGTGCTTGATCTTCAGAACCGTAAGCGCGTCGCTGAACTGGTGCGCGATAGGCTGCACCCCCTGGATCACTCTCTCCCAGGCGTTCAGTGTGATGGGCTTCGGTCTGTACCTGCTTCGCTTGCGCACTACTCCAGCAACTCCAACAGCTGTTGAGTTACCTTGCGGCGCGCGGCAGCGTATGCATCATCCGCAATCTCTTTTGCGAACTCGATGCGCTTCTCCCACCAGTCCTTTGATTCATCGGGTCCAAGCTTCATCATCTGCACCCGCCACTTCCATGTCGGCATGAATAGACCCGTTCCGTTGCAGTGCCAACAGCTGTCCGACGCCTTGCGCTTTGGCACGTTGAACTTGTTGGGTGGCGCGTAGCTGTTGAGCTTCGTCCCGGTCCCATTGCATGCCTTGCAAATTCGGATCATCCATTCAAGCAAAGCCTGCTGCGCGATGATGGCTGCTCGATCCTGACCAATGCCGATCCTCTTCCTTCGACCGGCGCGGATCAATGTGTTCGACAGCAGTTCGATGCTGTTCTGTAGTTCGCTGTTGTGACCTGCTGAGCGAAGGGCTTGCAACGTAGAGCCAAGCCGTGAGGCGAACGCAAGCGCGGCAACGATCTCGATGTCGTGATGTAGCTCGTCAGCCTTGAGGTTGCCGCTGTTGAGCGCTGAACCTATGCGCTCATGCGTCGCCATCCGCACCCCCTACGATGCGGTCGCGCATCATGTGGACGAACTGGTCGAGCCTCAACATCACAAGCGGTCGCGTGTCCCCATCAACCCTCATCACCACCACTGGTATCTCGGTTGCCACGGACCCAGCTTCGCACTGCCGCATGAAATTGATCACTGACAGCTGTTTGCGTCGTTTCACTTCGATCCGGAACGGCGGCACGTTGATGTCCTCTCCGCTGTCCCTTGCCTGTCCCAGTTTTCTTTTCACCGCTACCCCCAACTGGTCGCTGAGGTACGTTGCGATCTCCCTTTCCGTCGAGGCTCCTCGGTCTCGCTGTAGTTTGCCCATCACTCTTCCTTTTCTTCTGATAACAGCTGTTGCACACCCGTGTTCGCCTGCCAACGACGGAGACGTAGGTGAGCTTTGATCCTTGGGTTGGCGACGGCTTCCCGCACATCGCGCACGTAAACCTCTGCAGGTACGGTGAGTTCATCGAACACTGAGCCTCCCGTCTTCAATGAGCCACGCGATGGTGTCTCGGTGGGCTTCTTCCCAGGCACGGCGCTTCTCTTCCAGGCTCCAGTGCTTGCCTTGGTCGATCTCCATGTGGCACTTGTTGCAGACCGCAGCGACTCGGTAGTCGTGAGCCTTGATGCCCTTGCCCTTGCCGTCTCTTAGCTGATTGCTGTGGGCGGGGACGATGTTGGTCCCGTCGCCGTGGCACCTGCAGACAAAGCAGAACGGCGCGTCGTGCAAGTGATCAAGAAGCTTGCGGCTGCGCCAGTTCATAGGCTTGGGGAAACCGCAGCGCGGTGAGCGTTGAACGGAGCGAGGATCAGACGCCTGAACCCATCTGCAGCAGCCGGGTTACTGTCGAGCAGCGACCGACTGCCGATGCCAAGCATCGAGCAGATGTAGTTGCGAGCAGATGGCTCGTCGCAGATTGAGTCGAAGCTCCTGGCGCTTGCCCAGTTGTAGAACTCTGGGTCTCGGCAAAGCAGGAACGCCTGTTGCGACAGCGTCTTCGGATGTTCAACAGCCTGTTCGTCGTCGCCGATCTGAACAAGCACCGCCATGAACCTCTGCCCCGCTCGCTTACCCTGGCGGATGGTGAAGTCTCTGAACGGGTGGGCTTCGCCCTCGTCGTCAAGCAAGAAGGTCACTGTCCTGCCGCGAGTGGATGACTCCGCCCACTGCAGCAGCATGACCTCGCCTTGGAATGCAATCTTTTCTGCGTCCACTCCTCACTCCTTGTAGCGCATCAGTTGCCGGTACTTCTCGGCTTTGGTTGTTGGGCGCTTCGACTTAACAGCTGTTCGCTGTTTTTGCTTAGCGTTCGGTATTGTTTCTGGGCGATCTTTTGGAAGCACGGGCACACCAGGAGGGCTCGGCTCGCCCCACTCGTTTCCGTCAACGTTCAAGTACGTGATCTTGCTTCCTGGGAACTGGTCCATCAGCGAGCGAATATCCTTGAACAGCTGGTCAACATGAGGCTTTTCTTTGCGGACCGCAGCGAAGTATTCTTTGTCCGCCTGCGTGAACTTCACACTCATGCGTTCCGCTCCTTCAGCTTTGCATCGACCATGTAAACCAACGCTTGCCAGTTTGTTCTATCGCCGAACGTCGCTCGATTAACTAAAGCACGCGCTTCGTCGTCCGTCAGTTCGACCCATTGGCGCGGTGCGGCGTAGAGCGGTTGCCAATACTTTCCAATCATGTCTTCGCTGGGATCGGTAGTGAAATGCGTCTTGTATTTCTCTTCATGGAACCAAGCCACCGGCTTCGCCTTCTGCCGCGCACAGACCAGACAACCATCACCGGGGATCAATGCCTTCCAGCCGCACTCCTTGCACAGTTCGAGTGAGGTCTGGTTGTACTGCTCGATGGCTGCTCTGGCTGCAGCCACCACACCATCAGGCGCCAGCGTTTGCCAGCCGAGCATGTCTTCCAGCGCCTCCAGAAGTTTCGCGTTGATGGCTTCAGCTTTGACTGCTCGCTGTAGATAGTCCGACGCCCACCGACCCTCGCTTTCGGCGAGTTCGTGCAGGCGGCGAAGCTCGGCGGCGGCTTCGGCGTACAAGCTGGTCGGCAGGGCGGCAGATTGCTCGCATTCATCAGCCAGCTTCAGTGTGTCGTTCATTGTCGCGCCTCCGGGTTAGCAGCCACCAATCCAACTACGTGGCATGAGTGGTGAAGCGATGTCTCTCTCGACTCGCCTCGTTTGAGAACAACGTGCTTGGTGCCGCTCGGCGTGACGTGTTCGCGCCTGATGAACTCGTACACCTCGCCTGTCCGCAGCAGCGTGAACAGCTGTCCTGGTTGCATGTTCCTGACCTTCTTGCGAGCAGGGCACCTGCGCCCCTGGTAGCAGTTGCCGTGGCATGGAGGACAGGTCTGCTCGACGCTCACGACAGCTGTTCCTCGACCAGGATTCCTGTTTCCTTCGCGACCAGACCTGGCGGAACGTATCTCGGGACCTCGAATCCGTGCGGTCTGCCCTGAACCTGACGCTCATGGAAGCTGTTGCCTTCGTTGTGATACCAGAGCCGCACAGTTGCCTCCTCGCCGCCGTCTCTGTTCTTGACGACGATGACCTGGGCATCACTCCATGCCTTCGCGTCATCGAGCAAAGGCTTGCCGTCCTTCATGCGCCGCTCGTTCTCAGCCTTCGCGCCCTCCTCCTTGACCACGCGCTCCTTCATCTTGTTGCGGTAGACCAGGACGACGTTGTCAACGCGGTCAGTGATGGCGCCAGTACCCTTGATGTCGTACTTGCCTGGAATCTTTTCCTCAGACTCAAGCTTGCGAATGTGGTGGACAACGTGAATGTGAATCTCATGCGCCCTCGCCATCTCGCAGAGCTTGAAGACGAAGTCCTTCTGGCTGTTGTAGTCGTCTTCTCCCGAGACGCAGCACATAAGGTTGTCGATGAAGAAGTGGTGGCACTTGTTCTCAAGCGCGGCGTACTTGACGATGCCCTGCACGTCAGACATCGAGGCGGTGCCCCTGACGTCCGCGTACCAGAGCTTGTCTGTTGCCCAGTGGATGAAGTCCTTCGCGTACTGGGGTGAGGGCAAGCCCCCAGCAGCCTGAAGAATCATGCGGCTGTTCAGTGCTTCGGGCAGCATCTCGAAAGACGCAACGCCGCAGCGGTATCCCTGCTGCATGAAGCCAAGCTCAACCTGACTGATGATCAGTGACTTGCCGTGCCCGTTGGCACCAGCCCAGAGGGTAACCTCTCCAGGCTTGAACTGCAGATTCAGGTTGCCCCAAGGCAGTTTGGCAAAGACGGTCGAGTTATCTCCATACATCCGCTGCAGCGTCTCTTCCACGAAGTCGGATGGCTTGCGCATCGTGTGCGCCTTGCTCTCCTGCTGCTTGAGGTAGGCACCGAAATCGAATGAGTCCGGGACCGTCTTAAACATACGCACTCTCACTCATCGATTCGTGAATCCACAAAGCCCACTCTTCATTCATCGACCTGAACCAGGGAAAGAAGTCCAGGGTCCACACCCACTGCTCGCGTGGTCGCTCGATACTCTCTGGCGTTGGCAGATAGCTCACGTCGTAGCCCTGCACCTCGTCGTAGAACCAAGCCTGCACAGGGTTGGCTTCCGCGCACAGCTGTTCGAACAGACCTAGCTTCGCCTGTTCAGCGTTGCATACAACGACGGTAGGCAAGCTCTTCAGAAACCGCCAGTCGTAGTCCTTGCCTGGGATCGCCCTCACGAATGCGTATGGCTCCGTGTTCATACGCATGCGAGCGGGCAGCAAAGAGACGAAGACCATCTCCGGCGCAAGCTTGCGCATGCGCGACATGAGGATGGTCTCGCCACCGAATGGGAGCTTGGTCGGGTCGATCATTTGAAGCTGCTGAAGTCTTCGGTCTCAACCTCATCCAAGTACCGCTTCTGGCTGAGATACGTACCGGCGTGGGGAACGAACCGACCGCCCTGGTCAGTCCACTGAGGTGTTTGTTTGATCGCGGCGAGATGAGCGAGGATGACCTCGCGCTTGGAGCCAAGGTTGTGCCTCTTCCATACCTCCAAGGCGCGAGCTTTCGCGTCCTTCCTGGGGTACTGAGACCAGAACTGGTCAAAGCCAACCGCCGCATCTGGCGACTCCTCGACCGGCTCTCTCACCCTTATCAAGAATTTGCCGACCTGCTTGGCTTGGTCGGCTGTAATGCAGATCGTGACAACGTCATCAGCTGTCGATCCAACCTGCTGCTGGATGGTGAATACACCACCTTCCTCAACTACGCTTACTGGAAAATGTTCCAGGGTTTCCATAGACGCCTCCTTTATGGTGTCCTCAAAAGGGAAAGTAATCTTACATTTGGAATTGCTTTTTGACAATCCCCTTTGATAAGTTTTTACACCTAAAGGGTAGGCATAGTCCTACAGCACCCGGCGTGTTGTCCTACAGACATTGCTTCCTGGCTCCTGTATCCCCGTTGGTGGGCGGACTCAGCCTTAGACCGAGCCCTTTACATGCCATCCCCGCCGGAGCCGCATGACTCGCCAGCCTCTTCGCGGATGGGTGCTGGCTTCGCCGCCCATGTGTCCCCTGTTCCACCGCTGACAACCAGTAGGGGTATCGCCGCCCAGCCCTGTCGTCTCAATCACCAACCGGGCAGCATGTAGACAATCGCTCAGCTGTTGAGCTTGTGCTTGACGAAGTCCCAGTCGATGGTGTCGTTGCTGTAGAGCAGGCTGCGGAAGTCAATCGCGCCATTGGTGAACTTGTCGATGGCAATCGCAATCGGCAGCGACACGGTGTTTGCCCTGTAGATCAGCGCGGTAATGTAGGTTCCACTGACGCCAGCCATGTGACCGAGGCGATCTCGATCAAGCTGCGACAGCGAGCGGATCAACGCCTTGTGTGCGCCCTCCGGCTGCTGCGGCTGCGCAGCCTCCTCGAAGTGGGTCACCTGCGGCACGTCTTCAATGACGGTTGTGTTCATGGGTACGGTTCTCCTTGAAGAATACCTTTTGGTATTGCTCGCCATCTTAGCATGTGTCACACATGAGTCAATCCTTTTCGGTATCAAGTCTTGCTTTCCTGGTTGGTCGGTCTTACACTAGCGGAATCCCTTAGTGGTGTACTGGAGGGTAAAAGGAAGCAACATGGATGTGTTTGAAACCCGCCGCTTGAACGTGGTGGCGTACATAGAGGAAAAGTTCGGAGGGAACAGGGCGGCTTTCTGTAGGGCAACCGGCAAGAACCCCAATCTGATCAACCTTGTGCTGACTGACAACCCAGACTACAGAAGGAACATCGGGGAGAAGTTGGCGCGGGACATCGAAGTCAAGGCTTCGCTTCCTGCTGGCTGGCTGGACGCTCCTCGCGGAGTCGGCGAGCGCAAGACGGCAACGATCCCCATCACGTACTTGCCGTGGGCAATCCCAGACACACCGCCGCTCAAGCCGGACTCCTGCCTGACCGTACCAACAGATGACCCCGCCCTGCGAATCCGAGTCTCCGGCACAGCAAACCTGATCATCGTTGTGCAGCAAGAGTCGAGCATGGCTCCGACGATCAAGGTCAACGACTTCATCTGGGTTGACCTGGGGGTCAAAGCCTTCAACAGCGACGGCGTTTACGTCGTCAGAAACTCAGACGGAACAACCGCCCTCAAGCGGATACAACAGTTGTCGCCAACCCAGTTCCAGCTGTCCGTTGACGACAAGACCTATGAGCCCCGCGCCGTCAACTCCAAGGCGATGACCAAGCTGCCTATCGTTGGGCGGGTCCTCTGCGTCTGGGGCTGCAGCATGCTCTGAAAAAACGGGTCGCGCTCGGCGACCCGGAAGCCGCTTTCACGGCATGGCAACTACCGCCATGTTGCTGCTTTGAGTGGCAAACAAAAAGCGTTGCTTCCTGACAATACCGGAAGGTATTGACAAACGACTTTCCTGTAGCTAAAGTCTCTGGTCATGGACGAATCCATCTACCTTGAAGACGACGGGGGTCAAGGCTGGCACCACCAAGAACAGCTGCTGGAGCAGCAGTTGTTCGAGGAGAAACAATCCCGTTTGACATTGTTTAACTGCAAAAGGAAATCCGAAATGAGCTTGATCGCAAAAGACACTGGTACAGACCGCACCTTTGAACTCGCCCCCGCTGGGGCTTTTGCCGCCCGGTGTTTCCGGGTGATTGACCTGGGCACCCAGACCTTCACGGTTATGGGCGAGACCAAGATGGCTCACCAATGCCTGATCAGCTGGGAGCTTGGCAAGACGATGGCTGACGGACGCCCGTACACCATCAACGAGAAGTACACCGTATCCCTGCATGAGAAGGCGAAGCTGCGCACGGTCCTCGAATCCTGGCGCGGCAAGAAGTTCTCCGAGGCTGAGCGCAAGGGCTTCGACCTGAAGAACATCCTCGGCAAGGTCTGCTTCATCAACATCGTCCACGCGCAAAAAGGCGAGAAGGAGTTTGCGAACGTGGCTTCTGTGATGCCGGTGCCAGACGGGATGACCTCCCCGCCCGCATCCAACGAGCAGCTGTACTTCTCGATCAACGACTGGGATGAGTCAGCCTTCCAGAAGGTGCCCAAGTTCTACCAGGAAATGATCAAGAAGAGCCCCGAGTTCCAGCAGGTCGACGCTGTTGGCACCCCCGGTCCGTCGTCAGACCAAGACGACGACATCCCGTTCTGATCGTTCTGAGGAGGACGCCATGTCAACACGAATGAAAGTGCTGGAGATGATCCAGCAAAGCCCGACCCCCATCACCAGCAAGCAGATTGCCGACGCGCTCGGCGTCCGCATCGAGACAGTCGCCTCCGCGCTGACCGATCTCTGGAAGACCAAGGGGGTGAAGCGGCGCAGCATTGACCGCGACAACGAGCGAGGCGGACGTCTCTATGAGTACGTCCATTCCGGCAGCACCCTCGAAGGGTTTGAGTCCCTGGTCATTCCTCTTGCGAAAAAGACCTACAAACGCAAGAAGCGGGCGGAGGGTGAGCGCCTTGCCGAGTTGCCACAAGCAACGACGCTATCGCCCACCATCTCCTTTCCCGTTTCGGGCAAGACCGTGTCATTCACCATCCGGGAGGCGCGGCAACTGCATGAACAGCTGTCGTCGTTGTTTGGGCGTGTGGCGCATTCGGCTGCATGACAGGGACCTTGAGATGGTTCATGCCTTGACTACGAAGCGCCAGCTTTTCAAGAGGAAGCTTGCGGTCGAGACGCAGAAGTACGACCGCAAGCGCACCGACTGGGAGATTGCCTACTACGGATTCATGGGTGAGGTCGCCGTCGCCAGGGCGCTGTGCTTGTCCCCAGACGAGACGGTGCTTGCAGGGGGTGACGGCGGCGTTGACTTGGTGATCAACAACACAACCCTCCAGGTCAAGACCCCGCTGACCAAGGCGACCAAGGACTTCCTGTACTTCAACGACGAGACCCGATTCAACTGCGACTTCGGTGTTCTTTGCAACGTGGACAGCGACGAAACAGCTGTGCTGATCCGTGGAGCGATCAGCCGGGTGGACTTTATCCACAGGGCTGCGGTTCGCGACTTCGGTTACGGCGAGCGTCTTGTGGTCCACGCCAGTGAACTGCTTTCGATGGATGACTTGATTAGGTCCATCCAATCCCACAACGAACTGACCATAGGTGAGCCATGCTGACCAACAAATTGAACCTTCCCAAGGCGGTTGTACTCGCCGTGCAAAACGACCCTTACACGCGGGGCAAGTCCGACATCAGCGTCACCCAGCTGATCTCCCCCCCATACCAGCGACAGCTGCGAACAGCTGTTGAGCCACAAGAGGATGTTGCTGAGAGACTGTTCTCGCTGTACGGACAGATCGGTCACGGCATCCTTGAGCGCGCCGGTCTGAAGCTTGGATCAGATGTTGAGAACCGGCTCTTCGCCGAGATCAACGGTTGGACCGTATCAGGTCAATACGACCTCTTCGAGGACGGCGTCCTGATGGACTACAAGTTCACCACCTTCTGGTCGGTCAAGGGAGATGAGCCCAAGACAGAGTGGGTGCAGCAACTGAACTTGCTTCGCGTTCTTGCAATCCGTAATGGTATGGACGTGAAAGCATTGAGGATCATCGCTCTGCTGCGCGACCACCAGATGACGCAAGCTAAGCGCGACCCCGAGTACCCGCAGCTTCCCATCGCAACGGTGGACATCCCGGTGTGGGACGTGTTCGACGCCGAGGAGTTCATGCTCGCCAGGGTCAAGGCTCACCAAGACGCAAACCCCCCGCCATGCACGGACGAGGAGCGCTGGATGCAGCCGTCTGTCTTTGCTCTGAAGAAGAACGGACGCAAGACAGCCATCAAGTTGTACGAATCACGCGAAGAGGCTGAGTCAGCTGCATCGGCTGGCGGCAAGGACCACTTCGTTGAACACCGCCCTGGCGAGTTCAGGCGCTGCACCAGCTACTGCAACGTCGCGCATGGGTGCCAAGTTTTCCAGCAGTCACAACAAACGGAGTTCTGAGATGGACAAGGTAACCGAACAGCTGTTCACAGACATACGGCAGACCATTGAGCAACTCAAGCATGTGCCAAGTGGGGTTAGCCTCAAGACCTTGATGCATATCGAGGTGCTTGAGAAACAGATCGCAACTCTTCGCGGTCGCATCTTGATGATGGAGGTGGAGCGATGAGCAGAGCCGTTGCTTGGTACAGCCCAGCCACCGGGCTGCTGATAACCGAAGGTGAGTACATCATGCGACAGGCAAACGCAGCGCAGTTTCCTGCGGACTTGACCCCGCTGGTGTGGGAGCGCGAGGTCGAGGAGTACCAGCGGCTGTTTGCCGAGTGTCAGCAGCAGCTGGAAAACACGATCTGTGCCCTGGAGTCAGCCAAGGCTGAGCTTCAAAAGATCATGGCGGAGGTCCTATGAACAGCTTCTCAGCCGTGGAGATCGAGGTGATCCGCTGGTCGGAGGCTCGCGGAATCATCGCCAACAGCGACAGCAAGACACAGCTGTTGAAGGCGTTCAGCGAGATGGGTGAGTTAGCTGACGCCGTCAATAAACGAGATATGCCTGGGATCAAAGATGGGCTAGGCGATGTGCTGGTGTGCCTGATCAATGTCGCCGCACTCGAAGACCTGGACCTGACTCGCTGCCTGACTCACGCCTACAACGAAATCAAGGATCGCAAGGGCTACCTCAACAAAGAGGGGGTGTTCATCAAGGAGGCGCCGTGAAGGCGCTTGCCCTGCTCTTTGCGGCGTCGGTCTTGGCGCTCTATGTGTTGGTGGCGGTCTTGATCCTGACCGCTGCCGCCAAGCCCGGTGTCCGCCGCATTGACTGCAGCTTGGCGTCGTTCCACCCCGACTTCACGCCAGCCATGCGCAAAGCCTGCCAAGACAGACACAAGGAGAAGCCATGAAGCCAAACGAAGAAGACGAAGCCTTCGCCGAACTGTTCGCCAAGCAAGAGGCGCATATGGCGGACGCGATCAACCCAAGCCACTATAAGGTCGGCGGCATCGAGACCATCGACTACATGAGGGCGAAGTCCACCCGAGAGGAGTTCCGTGGGCACCTGCGCCTGACTGCCCTGAAGTACCTCAGCCGCGCTGGGTACAAGCACGAAGACGTCATCGAGGACTTCAAGAAAGCCCGCTGGTATCTGGACCGGCTGATCAAGGACCTGGAAGAGGAGGGCAAGCATGCCAAGCGCAACTGAACTCAATCCCAAGGTTTACAGGACAGCCACCCAGACGAGCGTCCTGGAGACCTGGAGGAAGCACGGGTTTACCCCACCCTCAGAGATCGAACAATACCGCTTGAAGTGGTTGGAGTTCCGCTCGCTCCACCTTCGCGAGGAGGAAGAGGTCCTGGCTGAGCCGGATGGGAATACCGGATGCTAATATCGGGGCGGGTACTCAGGCGCTGCCGAACTGGAGCCTGATGATGAGCATTTACCTGCGCGGCAGCGTTTACTGGATAGAGATACGCAAACCCAACGGCGAGCGGATACGCGAAACGGCGGGGACGGGGGACAAGGAGGAGGCGCAAGCCTTCCACGACTTGAGGGTCAAGCAGATCAATGGAGGCTTGATCAAACCCCCGACCTGGGCGGACGCGATTCGACGCTGGATGGAGGAGCGTTCTGACAAGCGGTCATTGGACCGCGACGAGTCGATGGCTAGGTGGCTTGCGCCGCACTGGGATCAACGGCTGTTCAGCAGCATCACCGATGACGACGTCAAGAAGGTGGTGGAGTTGAAACGCAAGGAGACCAGCGCGAGCAACGCGAACCACTACCTGAAGTTCGTGAAATCGCTCTTTAACAGATCGGTGGATTGGGGATGGGTGGATTCTTCACCCGTCAAAGCAAAGCCCTTCTCCGCGCCAAAGACGCGGGTGAGGTTCCTTGCTGAGGATGAGCTTGTCCGATTGATGCGTGAGCTTCCTCATCACCTGCGGGTGATGGCGGAGTTCAGCGTGTTGACGGGTCTTCGGATGTCCAACGTGACTGGACTTCGGTGGGACCGGATTGACATGCAGCGCCGGGTTTTGTGGATTCCGTCGACCGACTACAAGTCGGGCAGGGACCACGGGATTCCGCTGGGGGATCGGGCGGTGCAGATTCTGGAAGGAGAGAAGGGGCAAAACGAGGAATGGGTGTTCACGTACAAGGGTTATCCTGTACAGAACACCAACACAGCGGCTTGGCAGAAGGCGCTGCAGAGGGCGGGCATCCGGGACTTCCGGTGGCACGATCTTCGGCACACCTTTGCCAGCTACCACGCCATGAACGGCACCCCGCTGTTGACGCTCAAGGCATTGGGCGGATGGCAGACGCTGGAGATGGTCAACCGCTACGCCCACCTGTCAGCAGAGGGTGCGCGGCAGTACGCCAACAACAGCATACCCACAGCTGTGGGTGCGTGTGGGAGAACTGTGGGTATTGTGGGTCAACAAAACCCACAATAACGCACCCACAAACGACAGAGGGGAACCGTAGTTCCCCTCTGAAGATAATGGCGGAGTGGACGGGGCTCGAACCCGCGACCCCCGGCGTGACAGTACTACATATCTGCTTGCAAATCAACAACTTGCAGCGCCTTTGTACCCACAAAGCGAGCAGATTGTGGGTGCTGTCCGCCCACAGGGTTAACGCGGCTCCCCTGCCTGACGCTGGATAGCGTAGAACTCCTTGTTGAACTCCGACTCCAGCTTTCTCCGCTCCTTGTCGATGAACTGGAGCCTGTCGTACTGCTCGCGGCGCGACAGGGCTTTGTTGTCCCGGATGTCGATCTCCTCCTTGCGCAACAGCGACAGCTGTTTGACGATGTAGCGCTGGGATGAGTCAAGCTGGGCAAACAGTTCGTTCTCCCTGATCCGAGACCGAGCATTGGCTGAGGCGTTGTCAGACTCGGCGTTCTGAAGCTCAGCCTTGGCTTCCTTGACCCGCTGGCTGTTCTCAAAGAACGACGACTGATCCCCGCGCCCCGTATCCCTACGGTAAAACGCCTTGAGGATTGGGTAGGCGTTCTTGTCCAGGGCGGCGTCAGGTCCGACATTCAGGGACAAATCAACAGCTTTGATGGTGTCCTTGACGAACGTCCCAGCACCGCCGGTTGTGAACGTCAGCAGGTACGAAAGCGTCTCCGGGCTTACGTCAACCTTACCGCTCTTGCCTGGGCTTCCACCCGTCGCTTCATTCACCCAAGTGGTGAGCCGCTGCAGGAACGTGTCCCTTGTGTTCGTCCAGTACCGCTCGCTGTCCGGCGTTGCGCCGCCTTTGTAGTCCGGCGGCAGCAAGGGCGTACCGTTTTCGCGCTTCTCAGAGGTCAGCACGATGAAGGGGTCAACAATCGTCGGCGACACAAACGTTGCGGCGTTGTCAGCTGCGCCAAGCGGGCTGAAGTGAGTGAAGAAGCTGTCTCGCATGAACGCGGCGACTTTCCACGGGTCACGCCCCCGCTCCAGGTCCTTCATGGCGTAGCCAAGGTTCACGAAGAAGCCCAAGCCGTAAGCAAGAGGCACCGAGTACTGCTCTCCGTTGGGTCCAAACCACATCAGGTTCTTGAGCTTGGCGGAGCGGTTCGACTCCTTGTCCCAATACGGGTCGTCGTCATCTCCAACCGCGCCAGCAGCCATCGTGGCTACGATGTATCCCAAGCCAACGAGCGAGCCAGCCAAAGCCCCGCCCTTCTTGGACATCACCAGCTTGCTCACCGACACTGCGCCCTGAATGGCGGGGTTGATGAACAGGTACAGCGGCGCAAGGAACGGGGTCATCTTGCCCCTACGGTTGAAGTTCACCGTGAGGTTCTTGGCGACCGTTGCAGCCTCTTCGCGCACCGCCTTGGGCGCATTGGTGTGGTTGTACCCGGCGCGCTCGATCACGCTCTTGTAGGCTGCAACACGGGCTGCGTTTTCGATGCCTGCGTTGACGTCCATGATCAGGTCTTCTGCGGACTGCAGGTATCGCAGCGCCAGACGGTGGTACGTGCGCGGCTCCTTGAGAGAAGCTTGGGCGTTGCGATAGTCGGAGATCACGCGCTGCTGGCGCTGCTCCAAGCCGACCAAGTCCATGAACCCAGTCTTACCGCCATCAGTCCTGTACATGTCGTAGTAGGCGCGAAGCTCTGGGTTACCAGCCCAGTTGTTGTTCCGCTCCGCCCGCATGACGGAGTAAGCAACCGGCATGAAGTCACGCCAGATGTCTACGGTGGCTTTGCCGCCGCGCTCAACAGCTGTTTTCGCTGTTGCGTACTCCAGGTCTCGACCGGCGTTGATCAGCACGAACGCAGGCGAGAGCGCAGTCCACAGCTTGCCAAGCGTTCTGTTGATGGAGCCGAACACTCCCAGATAAACCTCTGCCAGCTTGCCGCTCAGCAAAGGCGTCATCTGCAGGTCAGACAGAAGACCGGGGTCGTTGATCCTGATACTGCGCGGAACGCCATTCACCCGAACGCCAATCGTGTTCGCGCCCTCGTCCTTGACCAGGGCGTAGTCGACGATGTTGTTGTTCTTGTTCCAGCGCTTTTGCATGACCATCGGGTCAACATCCCAAAGCGCTGAGTCAGGGTTCTGCAGGAAGAACTTGAGCGCAGCCTGACGCAGCTTGTTCTTCTCAGCTGCAACGATGGCTTCCTCATAGTCCTTGAGGATGTTCTCAACGATCTGACCAGCGCGTGAGCCGCGCCCCATTGCCCTGCGGAAGAACGGGTCGCGGGGGTCGAAGCGCGGGTTGCCGGTCGCCTTGCCCTCAGCGATGCGCTCGAAGCCTTTGAGCGGCACGTAGTACTGCCAGCCAGAGCGCCAGGACTGCAGGGTTGCGTTGTCAATCAGCCCGCCATCAAGCAGCGTTTGCCCAGTAAGGCGGGTGATGGCTTGGAACCTGTCGGCAACCGATTTGATTTTGGCGAACTGGGCGCCCTTCGCTTGCAAGGAGGCGATGACGGACTGAGCGTCAGCGTTGGACATGCCAGACCCGTCGCCCGCGAACTGCGGGTTGATAGACGCGATGTGCGCATTGCGCTCTGCGGCGTGGTTGGCATACATGTACAGCGCCACGTCGTTCAGGTCCACGCCTTGTTGAGCAGCCTCCTGGATCAGCGGGCGCACAACGTTCTTGCGGAAGTCGTCGATGCGGTTGCCAGCCCTACCGTGCATGCGGTGCAGGGAGTTCTCGATGTTCGTCTCTTCGGTCACCACGCCACCTTGCGCAACAACCTGCTGTTGAACATCTGTCGCCCTGCTTACCTCATTGGCAAGCATGTTGGACACGCGCTCCGTCATGGTCCGCTCGCCAAGGGCAAAGCGGTTGCCTTGGAGGGAGACCTGACGGGCGAAGTTGCTGTTGGACAGTGGTTGGAACTGGCGATTCGGGACCTGACCTGGGGCTTTGCTGCCAACAGCCGTTGTTCTGCTGAGCGACGGGAGCTTGTTCCCAATTTGGGAAGCCAGCGCCAAAGCCTTGCCCTTGTTGAAGTACAACATCTGTCCGGTGCGGGTGAGTTCGCTGTTGGTTTCGGTCAGCGAGCGGTCCTCGTTCATTGGGTACACCGACGCGATCTGCGTAGCCCGGTCATCTCCGTAACGCACATCCGGGTGGACGATAGCTACAACCGGGTTGCCGTCTTTGACCAGATCGAGCAGCACCTTGTACCCATACCGGCGACCAGCGCGGTCCCCTTCGCTTCGGAACACGGCGACAGGGTCGGCGATCTGCCTTGGCACGTCGCGCAACTCATCAACCGTCAGGGCAATGCGAGCCTTGACCGGGACCACCATGCCAACCGTGTTGCGGCGGACCGCATCTTCGGTGTTCTTGCCGAACATGCCTGGGTTCGCGACCTTCATCACGGTCGCCGGGTCCATGACCACCAGCTGGTCAGGCGAGCCAACAGCCTTCAGAACAGCTGGCGTCTTCGAGATGCCAAAGACGCGAGGTGCGCGCGGGTCTCCGCTTGCTGCAAGCTCCACGTCCCTGCGGCTGAACTGACCAGCCGCGCTGAGCGGGACATCACTGTCTACTGGGGCGCCTTCCCCGACGTCTGCGGCGGCTTCTGTGGCGGCAGCTTCTTGGGCGGGAACATTTGCATCAACCGCTGCACCGCCTCCTTGCCCGACAGCCCCGCCACTTCCGCCTCGATTGAATCGTGCAGCGGGTCGCTCGGGTCTATCACCCTCTGCATAGCTGAGGATTGCTTCTTCGTATCCGATGTCATCGGTCTTCCTTCCAGTGAGTTTCGCGTAGAGCCGCTTCTCGTAGTACCACAGCGCTGCCTGAATATCAGCCAGGGTCAGCTTTACGCCGTTCTTCTCAAGCTGGCGTTGTGCCATCCTCGTCGCGCTGATCATAAAGCTGCGATCCGATGCGCGGAAGGGCGCCTCATTGAGTTCGAGGAAGGCGGTCTTTACAAGGGTGTTCGCCTTCTTCTCAAGCTCAGTCCCGTTCTTGTACCCCTTCTCAGCGTAGGACTCCTGGTACGGCACGGCGAGCATCGCCACCAGTTCCTCGTCGGTGTTCTCCGGCAGGTTCAACAGCTGTCGAACGTTGTCGATGCTGGACTTGGTGGGCTCGGGGATCAGCGTCCCGCGAATCCGGTTGAACGTGCGGCTCCACCACAGGTCCATCGTGAGGTATCCCTCAGACCCCATCAGGTTGGCGTAGAAGGCTCCCAGCTTGGGACCAAAGTACAGCGCAGCCCTCGGCATGATGGTGTCTGCCGTGTAGCTGGAGTTCGCCTTCTTGCCCTCCTTGCGCAGGCTGGCATTGATGTTGGCAACCGTAAGCTCTTCCAGCAGGTGGTCGTGAAACCCGTCCATCCCATACAGGTCGATCAGGGACTGCAGCCGGTCAAGCGCCTGGGTCATCGAGCCGCGCCGGGTGCCAACTGGCTCCAACACCCCGCCATCACGGAACTTGTCGTAAATCTTGATGGCATTGCTGATGTTCGTTGCAACCCGCTCGCCGTTCGAGGTGATCGCCACGATGGCGGTGAACACATTGCGGGCGCCAGCATCATCGCCAAACTCCGGGTACACCCGAGCCAGCCGCTTCACTGCGTTGGGGTAGTTCGCCGAATACCAGCCCAAGCCAGTGCCAGTGTTTGCGCTGGTGCCCAGCTGGTAAGCCACCTCGCCCACCAGGATGTCGGCGATTTCCTTCATCGCCTCTTCGCTGTTGTCCTTGTCCCCAATGACCCCGTCTTCCGACTGCGTCCTGGCATTGAGTGCTGCCCCGACGTCGCGGGTCTTGTTGCTCTTGGCGTCCAGCCCCAGGCTGCGCCGCGCGTCAGCATCCGACTGCTGCATCAGGGTCACGGTGGAGCGGGCGAACTGACCGCCCTTCTTCGATTCCGTTTGCTGTGTTATACTATCGTCAGGGATTGCTTTAGGAGACGACAAAGTGGCATCAATACCAGCCTCGTTCCCAGCCGGGACAACGTTCTTCGACGTCAACGGCGTCCCTGTCACTCGCGCACCCAACGGCGGGCTATCTGCCTGGGACGACAATCCACGAACCGGAGAGTCTGCACCCAGGACATTCGGGCTGTCGACCTGGACGTCAGAGGGCGTTCCCATGTCAGAGGCTGACTGGCGAGCCCTGTTCACCCGGTCGAACACCTCTTCTGCGGCTTCCGAGTAAATCTCGAACTGCTCACGCTCAAGCTCGTTGATCCGGTCCTGCGCTGCTGACAGGTCTCCAGGAGACATGGGGTTCTCGCGGCTGCTCATCGCGCGGCGAAGCTTCTCCGCCTGCTCGTACAGTTTGTGAGCCACGCTCTTCGCTTCAAGCATCTGAGCGAAGTTCATCTGTAGCTCGACCGGGAACCCGGCAATCTGCGCACCCTTGAAGAACACGTCGCGGTATCCGCTGGGGTGAACTGGCGCAGCAGGGTCCCAGCCATTGCGCTTCACAGCAACGCCAGGGAAGAACGACGTAACCGCGTCGATCATGTTGTCCAGTTCGCGCAGGTCTTCAACAACCAGCGTCGAGCGGACGACGTCGCCGATCTTGGTGTGGTCCCCGCCGTAGTCGAACCAAATCTTGCCGAACGCGCGGGGGAACTTCTTGATGGGACCGGCTTGCAGGGTCATGCCTTCGCGGTCTGCCACCCTCAGCATGCGCGTGTCGTAGCGAGCCTTGATGGTTGGCGCGCGAGCCAGAAGCGCCTTGGTGTTCTGATAGACCTGAAAGACATCTTGCTCAGCCAGTAAGACCGTAGCAGGGATGTTCCTGCCTTCGACCAGCGCAGTGACCAGCTGTTCACGCGGGGGCGGGGGCGGCTCTCTGCGCTTAGCCTGCGGCGCCGCGCCAGTTGTTGGCTGGGCGCCACCAAACGTGACGGTTGGCGCGCTCATCTGGTAACCCGAGTACATCGGGAACCTGCCCAAAGAAGCTGGCGCAGCCTGCGGCGACTGGGAACCCCCGGTCCCTACACCCGTAGTACCGGGCTGAGCAGGCTGCGCAGCAGATGTTACGGGCGCGACACCACCCCTGGCAACCACTGCAGCCAAGGCGGGCGGCATAGAAGACTTCGCTGCCTCGCGCTGCTGGTACTCCTTGAACGCATTGACGATGGCTTCCCGAGCCTGGATGACTCGCTGCCGATCCTTGATGTACTGAGGACCGCGCAGGGCTGCGCTCAACTTGTTCAGGATGTCGACCAGGATGTCCTTGAACTGCTGAGCAAGGGTCTTGTCCTGGAAGCTGTCGAACAGCCTGTTGAGAAGCTGTGGATCAGTGGCTTGCTGACCGACCGTGTAAGCCACCAGTTCAGACTCAAGCTCTTGTTGAGTCATAGGGCGACCAACCTCGCGCATCCGCGATGCGTTCAGGCTGTCGAACAGCCGTTGCTGCATCTGCGGGTCAACAGCTTTGACCACCGCATCGCGAAGCGCCTTGTAGACGTCGGCGTAACGGGTCTCCAGGACGTGGGTCAACTCATGCCACGTCGTGTCCATCAGGTCGGCATTGGCTCCAACCAGGATGGTGTCGCCTACACGGTAGCCATTGAACGCACCGAGGTTGCGCGTCTCGCCAGCCTCGTTGGTGACCGTCATCCCCTGCTCGCCAAAGTCCACCCAGTGAACGTTGACCCCAAATGCTTGAGCGAGAGCCTTGGCGAAGGTGTTCAATCGCTTATCTGATGTGACCTCCGTCACATTCAATTGCTCTCCAGGGTTGACGCCGAGGTCCTGCCCAATGCTTGCCAGCGCATTGGTCAAAGTTTCCGGCTGGGATTGCTGTTGGCTAACAGCTGTTCCCAGTGCCTGTTGATTCCGAGCGTCTACCTCGTCCAGCATCCGCTGCAGGTCGTTTTGGTCCACGGTTCCCGCAGCACTGACGTCGGACCGCAGGCTCATAGGCTGAGCCTGTGGCTGAGCCTGACCCAAATTCAAATCGGGATTTTGACCAGAGACAGCTGTTGACAGCTGTTGACCTGCTGTTGCTCCAGGAAGGTTTTGATCAGGGTCGCCAAGCGCGGGGTCTGCGCGCTCACCCCCTGCCCTCACACCTTGGGCAAGTGCATCGAGGTTGACCGACGGCTCCACCCGCCCACGGTTGTAGCGGTCATCAGGGTTGGGAATGTCATTGACCAGACCTTGCGGCGAGAACGGGTCAGCCGCCGGTGGCGCGGCGAGCGGATCAAAACTTGGATCAACTCGACCACGGTCGTACCGAGCATCAGGACCTGGGGTGTCGTTGACAATTGCGCCCGGCTTGATGAGGTTCTCGACAGCGGTCGGCGTTCCTCGGTTGGGGTCTAGGGCGGAGATCGCCTGTTGACCAGTCTGCACATCATCGAAGTTCCGACTCTCAACGCCGCGATCAATCGCGTCGGCAATGCGCTGCTCGTTCGTTGGGATTGCGGCACGAACGGCGCCGACCGGACCGCCGCCGATTGCCCCAAGGACAAGGTTTGCAGCAGAGCCTTCGCCGATCTCTTTGTTCTCGATCTGGGACCGAATGCCGATGTCAGCCGCAACGCCTTCACCAACTTCCTGGACGCCCTCTTCAAGCGCACTGGCGCTGCCGCCAACAGCCACGCGACCCGCCACGGTTCTGCCACCGACGCGAGCCAAAAGATCGTCATACGCGCCCGTGACGAGCTTGCCAGTCACCCTGCCGCCAAGCGCCGCGACCATCCCCTGAAGGACCGCAGCGCTCTCGCCAGCTTTGTCGGTCACGATCCTGCGAGCCTCTGCTTGCGGAATCTTCCGATCAATCATCGCCTTGTAGTAGGGGCTGACTTCCAACAGCTGTTGATGGCTCAGCTTGCCGATGTACTCCTTGGCTGAATTCACGCCTTCGCCAGCAGCCATGCCGCCGCCGACAGCTGCAGCTGCGTTTGGGCTCCTGGTGACAATTGCAGTTACCACAACCGGAGCCAGCGAACCAAAAACACCAGCGGCTTGCAGGGCGTAGCCCGCCACCGTTGGGTCGTCTCCCCAGTTGAACTCACCCTTGAAGATGTTGCCCTTCGGCTCAGCGCCAGCCATGCGACGCTTGCCTTCTTCAGACATGCCAGCAAGGATGTCTTTCTGAACCTTGTCGCCGTAGTTGGCGAGGGCGTCGGTCCCTGGAACGCTGACACCAGATAGCGCACGGTCGACGGCGATCCTCGCCTGCTGCCTGTCTTCGATCTGGTCTTTGAGAGAGCGGATGCCAATCGCATCCATCAGCGCCATGCGGGCATAGTTGAACAGCCGCATCCCAGGCGTTCCCTTGTCCATGATGTCGCCAGTCGCAACGTCACGAACAATGCCCTTAACTCCGCTTTCAACTCCTTTAGGAGCCCGGAGAGTTCCGCCAACAAGACTTCCTGCGCCTACGCGAGCAGCATCGCCAGCAAACTCGCCAACGCTGTAGTCCTGTGAAGTGCCCGCCGTGCCGCCGAACTCAGGCGAAACACCGTCTGGCATACCGGCTTGCGGCTCTGCTGGTAACGCGCTGCGACTGACCTGGGGCTGCGCAGGAGCGGCAGGAGCAGCAGGCTGTCGTGCAGCGGGCGCGGAAGCGGCTGGTCTGGAAGCCTGGGCGGGAGTGGCTGGTCTGGAAGCCTGGGCGGGCGCGACTCTTTGCTGTTGTTCAACAGCTGTCGGTATTGCTTGCGCGCGAGCGGGCAGCGGCGGTGCGTCTGCAACAGGCGGAGCCGGGTCTGGAAGCGGTGGAGCAGCTGGCTTCACCCCGCCGACGTTCGCGCGGCGCAGGATTCTCAGCGACAGATCATCGGATGCCTCAGAGCCGCCAGTAATCGCCTCAGACGTCTGCGCCGCAGCAGCATCTTGCATGGCGGCAGCGCGGCGACCGGGCTCGCCAGTGACGCCTGCGCGACGCAGGACTCGATCTTCAAAGGACAGTTCGCTCATCGTTACTCATCCGCTACTGGAAGAGCTTGCGCGGCTTGACCCTGCTGATTGAATCGCCGACCGTAGTTCACTAGCACCCCGGCAAGCTCGCCACCGTCCGCCCTCTTCCTCCAGTCCTCGAAGATTTCTGCGTGAGCAGCAGCCTCAATGGCTCGCTTCTCGTCCCTAGTCATGGCGCGCTTGAGTGAATCTT